TCTGGAGTAAACTGAACATCAACACCTGCTGCTTTTAGATTCGAATTCGCATTATAAATTTCAGCCATATTTAAAAATTACTTGTCCACGATTCGGTATCAACTGTGGCAGTGGTGACATCACCCTCTGCAGTATAGATTCTATTTGGATTGCTAAAGTTCTCATTCTGACCAACATTAGCCATAACTTCATCAATAACTTTCTTGTTAGCCAATGGACCAAATAGATTAGTTTTAATTGTAAATGTTAGAGTATGTGTAACAAATCTACGAGTTTGGAAATCACCATCATACTCGTCAGAAGAAGTTACACTGTTTAAAACAATAGGAATGTCCAGCTTAACATTCATATCTGGAACAGCGTTAATTGTTAAAGTATACTCTGGAGTAAATGTTGGAAGAATTTGTTCTAAAATTTGTAATGCGTCTTCTTGAGTCTTAGTTAAAATATACAAACTAATATCAATGTTATATGGAACTGGAGTATAGATAGCATCCATCGTATTAGTTCCATCACCACACTTAATTTGTTGCATACGATTTAACTTACGACTAGAGTCGTAGTTATATCCAAGAATCTCAAAAGACATTCTTGGAAGAGAAATATAGGTATTATTTTCTAGATTAGGATCTTGCTCGATACGAACCAACCATTTTTCCTTTGGTGCATACGCAAGAGGAATCTGTAAACGCTGAATAGTTGTTCCTGTTACAGAATCTCCAGATTTACGATCGATATAGATATCACTGAATAAAGTGCCAAATGCTACGATGCACTTTCGAATAGTTCCGTGATAAAATACTTGATTGTTTAACATTATATTTCAGTATTCCTAGTTTTATCTACTTCACCGAATGGATTGGCTTCGCTGAATAGAACATCTGCAGCTTGAGTCTTAAATTTATTATTATCGCCATAAGATTCAACGCTATCAATATTTGCCTCAATAACTGCAGTTGCTGCAGCATTAGAACCACCACCGCCAGTAAATTGTACCACTGGAGCAGTTTGATATCCTGTACCACCATTAGTGACATTCACACTAACTACTTTACCAGCAGTTGTTCCAGAACCAAGTACTGCTGTTGCAGTTGCGTCTCTGCCTGTAGAAGTTACAAGAGTAACAGTTGGTGCTGTTGCATAACCAGATCCTTGATTTGTCACATTAATTTTAATAACAGTTCCATATGGCGAGCGAGTTGTATTTGTAGTAAATGATTTAAGAGATTCAAACGCATCAACTGCTGCAATACCAGTATCAATTCGTTCAGAAGCATACTGGAACAATTCAACTTGTAGTTTATAAACATATAGTTTACCAAGTTGATAAAAAGGATCTTGATGAGTTACAAACTTAATCTCAAACAATCCCTTTGTCAATGGAAAGTAAATTAAATCTCCCTCGTTTGGACGATTAGGTAAAGTAGTTTGACCATAGCGACCAACCAATTGATCCCATCTACGACGAGCAACTACCAGTGTAGCTGATTGTTCCATCATTAAACCAAACTTTTGAATAAATGCTCCTTGTCCTGCAAGAGAGTCCACATTTTCAAAATACATTTCGATTGGAAATGATGATGTGAATTGAGACAGACGATCTTCACCGAGAATTTCGTCTTTAGAAACTAATGTCCTTGGAATGTAGAAGAACTCATTACCGTAAATCTTTAAAGATTCGATAATCAGGTCTTCTACCAAATACTGTTCGTTTCTCGTACCATGAGAAAAATAAACATTAGTTGTTGACATATTAACCTATGAAAAAGTCTAGTGGTGCAGATTTATTTTGTAAAGTTTCTTCCAGTTCTTTAACTTCATTGACTGCTTCATCATATAGTTTATCACCATCTAATGTAACACCACCTGGAAGTTGGATGCCAGAAAACTTTTTAATGTTGGTTGCCCATTGTTTCTTAAACAATGCAGTAACATAATGCTTTAACCATGCTTCATTCCAAACTTTAGTAAACTCTGCTGGATCTAATGCACGATATCCTTGAACAATAACATAGTCACCAAGTGGAATATCTGTTTCCCAGTTAATGTCTAGATAAACTCTGTTTGTTCTACGATTAAAACGGAAAGAAGTATGACCATTTAATTCTAAATCTAACAGAGCCAAATGACTCATTACAGTTTTGTAGTAAATAATAGAAGTAGATGTCAAGTCATATAGGTCGTTCAAACGCAATTGATATTGTAAATCAAAAATATTCTTAGATGACGATGCTTGACCTATGGCTAGAATTTTAGTGACACCATATACTAAATCACTAACTTCAATATACTTGTTATCGTATTCTCGTTTTGTGATAGAAACTGTAGTGGCTGATTGACCAGAAGAAGCACCAGCGATTGCTTCACCTGCAGTAAATGTTCCAACAATATTCTTAACTAGTAGCAAAGTTCCAGAAGAAGAACGATTTGTTTCTTTGACTACTGTTGCAGTTGCTCCAGAAGAAGCACCTGTAATAGTTTCAGACAATTGATAATTACCAGCAACAGATGTAGTTAAAACAATTTCAGAGGCACGAATTGCAGCCTTCATGTAAATCTGTTCAACACCATCATAGTGATATTTTCTCCAGTGCTCTAATGCTTCATCAATACGATCTTCTAATTGATCATCGTCCACATTAATTTCAACCACAGGTGCACCAAGTGCACGAAGAGCATACTGTTTTAATCCATCTCTTGTAGAAACAGCCATATTAGCCTACCTTCTTTTGCAATTCTTCAATCATAATCTGTTGTTCTTTGATTGCTTGAATTAGTAATGGTACAAGTTTTTCGTAGTGAACTGTTTTATAGTTTTCACCAGAGCGAGATATTTCTACACCCTCTTGTAATTGCATAATGTCAAATGGTGCAGGAACAACGATCTGTGGTAAAACTTTCTCAACATCTTGAGCAATCACACCAACTTGTTCTTTATTATTAGAATAACCAAAAGATTCAGCCAACTCATTAGCACGGAAAGTTACACCACGAAGTTGCATAACTTTATCTAAAGCACCAGAGATTTCTGTAATATCTGTTTTTAGTCGTTCATCTGAATAGAAAGAGGTAATCGCATTAGTGGCACGAATTTCACCAGTGGTTCCAGATGCTGCAGTTCCAACACCAAAAGAACCAAATTGAACAGAGGAAGCTGTGCTTCCTGATGTTAAAATAGTATTACCCTCAATTGTAACAACACCAGCTGATGAACGAGCAATAGTTGTATCAGAAGCGTGACCCAATTCGATAGAACCAACACCAAGCGCAGTAGAAGTAGATGCAGTAATACCACTAACTGGTAAACCAGTACAGTTAGTTAATGTACCAGAAGATGGAGTTCCAAGAACTGGAGTAGTTAATGTCGGACTAGTTAAAGTTTTATTAGTTAATGTTTGGGAACGAGATAAAGTAACAATCTCAACACCTTCAATCGTAACAACACCTGCTGCACTACGAGCAATAGTTGTATCACTTGCGTGTCCAAGATCTAAAGTAGATAAAAGAGTAGAAGCACCAGTAACACTTAAAGTAGATGCTGTAGAAACTGCACCTGTCGTTCCATCAACAGTAAAATTAGAGGTATCAACTGTAATACCACCATTTGCAGCAAGAGCACCAGTAAGTGTAGTTGCTCCAGTGACTGCTAGAGTTGTGCTGGCAGTAATCGCTTTTGCAGCTAATGTAGTATTTGCTACAGTTAGAGTACCAGTCGCAGCACCAAGATTTAGAGCAGTCGCAGCACCAAATGCGTTTACAGTTGTAGCAGTTGCGTTAAATACATTCTGTGTTGTTTGTGTACCAACTAGAGTACCAGTGTAATCTTTAAGATTGGTTCTGTTCCACTGACCAACTTGAGTTGCAGCAGTCCCAGCAGAGTCTTCTGCATAAAAGTCTAAGTCACCATTAGAATTACCAGCAGAAGTTTCTGCCTGAATATATGTATAACCATCAACTGATTTAACACCACCAAGAGATGCCCATGCTGATGCAGCATATCCTTCAAAAGAAGAAATTTCTGAATTATAACGAATCATACCAGTAGCAGGAGTTCCTGGTCTTGCTGCAGTATTTCCTACTGGAATCAGCCAGTAATTAGTGTTAGAAGCAATTAATGGTTTATTAAAATTCCAAGAGTCTGTAGCTGAAGTATAAAGAATAGTAGCGGATGCACCATCAACTGTAAGACCAGCACCATTCGCTGCAGCTGCATTTGCTGCACCTTTAGCAACAGTAATGTTAATATCGTCAACATCTAATGTTGTAGAATTTATTGTAGTTGTTGTACCATTAACTGTTAAATCTCCAGAAACAACTAAATCTTTATTAACTGTGACTGTACCACCATCAGCATCACCAAGATTAATATTTGTAGTTGAACCAGCTGCACTGCCAGTACCAATATTAATAGTTTTGGTATTACCAGAACCTACAGCACCAGTAGAAATATTTGTAGTAGAAGAAGCAGTGCTACCATAACCAATCGTTAAAGTAGTTGCCCCAGTAAACAATACAGGAGAAGTTGGTGTAGCAAAGAAAGCAGTTGCTCCACTCGTAGCATTAATTGCTGTTAAACCAGCCAAAGAAGTTGAAGTATCACCGAAAGAAACAGTAGTGCTACCAATAGTAATATTACCTGAAGCCCATTCAGGAGCATATCCAGCACCCGCAGATCTTAAAAATGTTCCAGAAGCACCAGCTGCAATAAATGTAGTTAAATTAGTATCTTGCTGGATCATTACCTGTCCAGCAGAACCACCTGCAATATTGGTTGCAGTAGTAGCATTAGTCGCAGTACCAACAGTTAAACTAGATTGAGAAGTCCATGTTGGAGCAGAAGAACCAGCAGAGGTTAAAACTTGACCAGAAGTGCCAGCTGCAGAAATAGCAAGAGCAGAACCACCAGAGTAAACTACACCACCAGCAACTGCAGTTAAAGAGGCAGCAGTTCCACCATATGCCAAACCAACAGCAGTTCCTTGCCAGACAGAATTAGTAGACATTGTCTTATTGGTTAATGTCTGAGATCCAGCATTAATAGTTACAACTGAACCACCACCTGCGGTAGATCCGTCATGTAGTCTTAGCGTTTTGACTTCGGTATCGTAAGTAATCTCACCGATAGCACCAGTAAACGCATTATTCTGGGTAGTTGTTCCTCGTCTAAACTGTACTTGGGTTGCCATTTAAAATTTCCTCTAATTTTGTATATTTATGCTTGTGCTTCTGACCAGAATAAGTTTAAGTTTACTGTCGCAGTGCT